CTTGCGGGCCCACCTCCCCCTGCGGACCTGTCGCGCCTGCCGGCCCGGGGGCACCCTGAATACCTTGTTGGCCATCTAGTCCGCGTGGACCTGTCAACCCTTGGCCGCCTACTGCTACGGCAACGGTTTCTGTAACCGCTATTGGCACAACCTGAACAGCCGTTACCTCTACCCCAGATGTTACTGGGGCTTCGATGGTTACTACTTGCTGGCTGACCACATCGACCATAATTACTTCGCACCTCGTACGCTAGTCTCAAGCAACTCCGTACGCCGCACCAAGTCATCTATGCGTAGTGTAGTTAGCGCCAGATCACGGTGGGCATCGTTCTGCGTATACTGCGCCGCTCTAAACTCTGCAACCATTGCTGTGAGCGCGTCCATCTTGGCTGACTGTGTAGCAGCCCACCAGATAGCCCCTGCGCTTTGTACCATTAACATAGCTATTAAGGCGATGGGTATTTCTTTACCGACATGCCATCTATCGTCGCGTCTGTTCTCTGTGCTATCTGCAACATCGTCCATGCTATTCCCTAGGTTTGTGGCTGATTATTTAACTACTTCCGCACTGATGGTAAGCACCCCGTCTATCAAAGGGGTAACTATCTCGCCAGCCACACCGCCTATCAGCGTGGCTATCACCATCTCCATACCATACACGTAGCTACCAACCGCGAGTGTCGCAGACTGCGTGGAGGTGATATTGAGGGTAATAGTCTTGAGTGCGTTATCTATACTGATACCGCCGTTCTCAGTGGTGAGTTGGAGAACGCTCGTGGTATCAGTTATCTTGTTTTTGATATACAGCCGAGCTGTGTAGCTGGCCATATCTACTGGGAGGTTGTACACTAATGCGCCGCCAGATACATACGCGCTGTACCCAAGGGCGTTAGTGTCGTTGAAGCTAACCGTATTCGTGTCGATCACGGTGGTCGCGTGGTAGTCTTTGCTTTTTGGCGGGGTGTTCAGCGCGTTAAGCTGCTTCATCCCCTGCACTGACTGCACCGCTACGCGCCAGCCATCAGGGATGCCGTGGGCTACTGAAGTTATCCGTACCGGTGCGGACTGCGCTATCGCCGTGATAAGTGCGTATACAACCGTGGAAGATTCCCAGCGCAGCACTCTGCTAAACGTGCTTCCTTGCTTTATATTAAAGTCCGCCATACGCCACCACCCTAGTTTTGTGTTTCTTACGTTCGAGTTCCGCTTTTGCCTGCTGGCAATAAGCGCGGAAACCTGCTTCATTCTCGGCGGACTTCGCACGATCAAAAGTCTCGGCGTCCTGCTTCTTGTATGCGAGCGCTTTCATCCACATAAGCAATGAGTAATGGTGTTCTTCAGATACGTCTACAAACTCCTGGCCGCCAGCGTCTGTTATCTTCGTGAGTGGCAAGCGGTAAATGACAAGATTAGCAGCATCATCTGCGATAGGTACCTGCAGCCACTTTGCTAGGTTCTGCTGGGCACCTATCATCATATAGCGCACTGGACCTTGCGTGTTGTCTAACCACAGCGGCTTGAGTATGCCATAGTCGTTATCACGCAACATCGGCATGTCGGTGGAGTTGATGATGGTTATTTCGGTGTTATCCGAGGCTCTGTACGCAGACATTATCCGCAGTATAGAGGGGTCAGTTGCCGAGGTATTTACCCCGGCGGTAATGGGCACGTAGGTGGCACTAGATGTAAAGTCCGGTATACCACCTATCAGTCGCACGAACATGAAGTACGCTTCGTTCATGTAGCGCCATACATCTGAATCACTCCAGAGATAGGGCGCTATAGCGTCTATGACGTCAGATCGAAACGAGTCGTACAGTTCGTCTGAGTTCATTCAGCTACGTTCTTTTCAGCTGTGTAGCCAGTCCACAAAGGCTCATATTCTTTTTTGTCTGTCGCGAAACCTAATATTTTTACCAAGGTTTCTCTCGTAGGGCATCCAGATGCTGTGAAGTCTTCACGACCACCACGGTCTTCTAACAGTTTGAATGCGGCAATAATATTCTCCTGACGCTCTTCAGGCGTCATGAATATCGGCTCCGGTAATTCGGGGTCAAGTACATCAATCTCACCATCTACAGGAAGCGCGCCAATAGCTACCGCATCTTTGACGCAGATAGGTGGGACGTGGGTCGGTTGGCCTTTTTTGAACTCCACGATGTGCCCGAATAGAGTGCGCATGGAGTGGTTACGGCTAAGTACGAAATCTGGCATGGTATGCTCCTGTTACTAGAGTGGACTAGGGGCCGAAGCCCCTAGGGTTGATTATGTAGACTGAACTTCGTTACCACGACCTTCGATGGTGTACTCGAAGCGCACACGAACTCGACCCGCAGTAGCAGCTGCAACGGTGAAGCTGAAAGTCAGCAGTACATCTAAACCACCAGATACCGCATTCGGTACGGTCAAAGACGTACGAGCCGCAGACAATAGGTTAGTAGCTGCCGCGTACTTAGTAGCTGACCCAGAGTCGCCCACAGCCACAGTAGCTACGGTAGGGCCGACATAGGCTGTTTCAATAATGATGTCGCCAGCGCGCATGACAGCACCTGCCGGTACGTTGAAAACCTTGACAACGGGCGCACCCACAGCGCTGAAACTCTGGGTTACACCGTTGATGTCGACCATCGTATCGCCATAGTTGAAAATGAACTCTTGTACCAATGGGTACTGAGCTTGACGCGAAGTAGTTAATAGCATTTGTATTCTCCTAAATGGGTGGTAAGTCGAGGTCGTTGCCGACCTCGGAACTTATTACTGAGCGGTGTAGATAGATAGGATACCGAAGTCTTCTACAGTGCTGCCGCTGTACTGGGTGTAGAACTGGGGCTTCTTGAAGCCCACGATCTTGCCGGTAGAAATACCTTGCTGGTTCTCGTAGTCGAAGCCCTTTTCAACCCACTCAGCGGTACCGATGTCAGCCATACCCATCGCCTGCGCACCGCAGAACAACATCTGCTCACCATCTACCAAACCACCTGAACCCCACTTGCTGCCAGAAGCAGCCAAGCGTGTGTTGTACACATGGCGGAACTCGTGGATGTAGATACCGTCAATCTTGACGCTAGAGCCAGTGAATAACTCATTACCTGCGCCACGGTTTTGTGCGTAGCGTAAGTTTTGTAGGTAGGTCGGGTCTAACTTCAGGCGTGCCATAGCGGTCGGTGTCAGGAAAGCGTGGTAGGTCTCTTCGCCACCCTTTTCTTTGATACCGCGAATGTAGTTGTCCTTGGCGTATGCTTTAGCAGCTACGAATAATTCCCAGGCTGGTGTGTCAGTGGTAGTAATAGCACCGTTACCTGTGCCCCACTCGATCTGCTTGCTGGTGTTGTTGTAACGACCATAACGCTTAGAACTAGGTGCGGTAACGTCTGCAGCAAACTCCAAGTACGGCAGGTCAGAACCTACGCGAGCTACGCCGGAGTTCTTCATGCTGTAGGACACACCCGACATAGTCAGGAACGCCAACTGGTCGATACGATCGCCTAACCAGTAAGCCAACTTGTCGCGTGATTCTGTACGGAAGTTAACGATGGACTTCTGGTCAGCCATACGGCCTTCGTGACGGTTAGCGTGACGCAACTGGTCGATACGAATGATTTGATCGTATGACTTCATTGCCTCTTCGTTGCCTTCCAAGGTACGGTCGCCTGCGATACCGTCGCCTTCGAGGTCGGCTAACAGCGTGATAACAGCGCGAGCGCCTTTTTCAGATTTCTTCAGCTCAGTGATGTGCTGAATCATAGAATTTGAGTCTTTACCAAGGAACTGGTTGACGAAAGACATATTGCGGGCTTGGCGCCAAAGGTCTAATGACCACGCTGTCTTCTGGTTGGTGGTTAGTGCGGCAAAGTTTGTATACATGGCATGCTCCAAAGTTAAAAGGACGTTTCTCTAACACCTGTCGTGGCGTCAATTACGTTTGCCTGTGTCGATGGCAAAGTTCGAAAAACGACTTTTAATGGGGACGAGCCAACCTAATTTGTCGCATCAGGTACTGCGTTATGCCGATACAAACCTCGACGGGGTTGGCTCCTAACGGGAGCCAATCGTCAAACTTATCAAGACTCTACCAGAGAGTATTACGGCTTGCAACTATCTACACGAAATCGCCGCGCATTTTTGCTATATCCGCCTCTGACAAGGAACTAAACTCCTCGAAAGACATATCGCTCGCGCTAGGTATTGCCCGTGTCTGTCCCGCTTTGTCAGAGTCCACGCCAGAATTTTTCATACTACCCGGCTGACGCGCAGCAGCATCAATGTTCTTGGCTATCGCTGCGGTCTTACGTGTCTCGCCAGGTTTTGCTGCGGCTAACCCTGCGCGGTCAGCTGCTGGCGCCGGAGTATTTTGGCGGGACATTACGGATTCTACGGCTTTAGCTAATGCTTTCGAGGGTGACAGCCGTTCGCGCTGCATCAGACCAGACTGCTTATCTAGGATGTCGTCAACGAGGTCTTGGCTGTATTCGTCAGAGTTCGCGTTGAGTACGGGGTATTTATCCTCCATACGCTCGATGGTCATCTCCATACGCATGTCTTCTAATGCCTGGTCTTTTGCCTGCCCTGTCATTTGGCCGGATTCTGCGATAGCAATCTGGCGATTTAGCAAGTCAGCCCGAGTTGATAGGGCTGCGGCTTTGTCTTCATCACCGTCCAACAGCGCCTTGCGCTCTTCCTTACGGAGCGTTGCGACCTCGGCTACAGCTTTCTCCACATTCAAGTCGCGGTTCACCTTGGTGACAGACGCTTCCAGCTCGGCTGCGCGGCGTTCGGCAGCTTCGCGGGCAGCACGTTCCTTACTTAACTGCTCGTCAAAACGTGCTTTCGGAATTAGCGGACCATCATCGCGCTCTTTCTTCGTGAACTTACCTGTTTCGTCGCGAGGGCGTTCTGTTTCTTCGGCAGGAGATTCTTCCACCACCTCTTCAGCTGGTTCTTCAGCGGGTTCTGGCTCAGTCGGTACGAAATCATCCCCACGGTCTTCGGTACCTGCGGAGCCATTATCGTCGGCGGACATCATGAAACGTCGTAATGGGTGTTTGAATAGCATTTATTACTCTCCTGATTCGGTTGGTTGGTTGTTCATGAATGACTCTGCGCGCTCAGTTTCGGCGGCTTGTTGCTGCTGCTGCATGGCGAGCTGCTGAGCATGCGCCTGCGCCTGTTCTTTTAGCGCGAACTCGCGTTCTGCCAGCCCTTTTTGATGCTCGTGAGCGTCCTGCTTCAATCCAAACTCACGTTCCTGCATATCCGCTGCCTGCTGCGCCTGCTGGTCAGGTGCGCCGGATGTTCCAGCCTGGGTCTCCGCGTTGACGCTGTCGGCGTCAGCTATCTCCTTCTCCACCTTCGCCATGCGTAGCTTAGCATCGGCCTGTTTGTCAGCTACTTCTGCCTCCAATTTCGCCACCTGAGCCTCGTCAGAGCGTTGCTTGAGTGCGGCAGCTGCCTTAGCCTCGGCGGAGTCTTTGTCGCCCTCCATGGCCTTCAGGATGTCAGCTTTACGCAGTAGTCTACTGCTCTCGATGATGAAGCTATCTGGTATCTGCACACCCTGCTCGCGCATAGCCATGGCTTGTTCAAACTGACTATCCTCCATCGAGGCGCGCGCCGGTGTGGAGGTAACAATGATGCTGTACTCGCCTAGTGTCAGGTCATTCAGTATCTCACCGGTCTCGTCGTCATACTGGTTGACAGTAATCTGTTCTGAATCATGCGACGCGTCGCTATGGGTTATTGTGATCATGCGCTCTTCAGTGTAATACTCCTGCACAATGTCCAATGCGTTTCGCGCCAATAGCCAGTCACTTCGCTCCAGGTTGTCCATAATCTTTGACATAGAGGCTGCGCCACGCTGCGTCTTGTAGGCTATGGCCTTAGCGGCTACGTCTTCGCGGTCAAAGCCCTGCATACTGTCAGACACGGCACTGATGGTCTTGATGTGCTCTTCAGCCTTGTAGCTGATGCGGTCAAGACCCTGGGGCGTCGCGTTCGGGGTGATCTTCTCGGCTGCGGCGGTGTCATCCAGCTCCAGCACCAGACCGCTAGATGCGCCCTTCTGCTCCAACTCTTCGATGCTCATATTCTTCAACGCGCCAGCGCGTATCTTCCAACCGCTGTTTGCGGTGGTGTTCACCACGTGTAGCTCTTGACTTGAAACTTTGTTCAACAGCTCCTGCGGACCCAACAGGTTCTCTACGACGCCTACGGTCAGACCATAACGGAAGAATGGGAAGTAAGGTACAACAGTGAAGTGTTTATACGGCGACCAGTCGTCGTGCAGCACGACGTTGTCAGCGACTACTGTCCAGCGAATACGCTTAACCAGCTTCTTCATGGTGGACAGGTTGCCATTCGACTTAGATAGGA